AGAAAATGCTGGACAATCCCAAGGCAAAAGAAAGTCTTGCCAGTAGAAGACTCACCAGCGATAGCAGTGATCTTGTTTCCTGGGACTCCACCGTAAATTGAGCCGCTAACCAGAGCATTGAAAATGTAACTACCAGTATCAATGTAACTAGTAGTGTCTCCTGCTGCGACACCATCTGAAACAAGACTTGCATACTCATTACCAATCTCCTTTGCTACATCCTGTAGAAAATTCACTCTTCAACCTCCTGTAATCGTGTAATAAAATTAGCTCTTTTCATGGCTCTTTGAAACCATTCGGCGTCTTGCCTGTCTGTGAAAACTTTTTCTTCTCTCGGAGAAAACCCAAAGGCATTCTGGTATTCTACTCTGTATTGTTTGTTATTCATCCAAATAGAAATTCTAGTGTGGCGATTTTTTCTGGTTTCCAACCAATCGTATCCATAATGACCTTTAGCGGCTCCAAGAAACTCTTTGAGAATTGTAGGTCATAGTCTACCTGTTTGTCAATACCCAATTCTTTTGGGAAAGTTTGAAAGAATGAAATTACATTCTCATTAATCTTATTAGGAGTCTTAAGATAAACAAACTTAATCTTCTCTCCATCTTGGATCAATGGATATTTGTGAGACAGTTTATTTTTCTTGATATAAAAATTGTACAGAAGGGATCCCCTCACATGGATGGGAGTGCCTTTCGTATATACTGTAGCGGGGTTGGACCACTTATTTAGATTATTACATCCACGAGGAAATGAAATGTCTTCGATTGGCAACGACGAAAACTCATCTCGGAATTCGGCAATAAACTTCTGTGCCGCTTCCTCATCTTCATTCATAATAACATTCAAACAATCTTTAATCTTCTGCCTACATGGAGCAGGTGTAGAAGACTTGACTGCTTCGATGCCCATCATCTTGAGTTTAGGTTCTGCATAACGGACACCTTCGCTATCCCAGACGTTGAGAATGTATCGCTTCTTTGCGGTCCAGATACCACTGTCAGCGATATTCTCACGCTTCATCTTCATCTTCTGGTCATATGCCGAAACATACGTCGCCAACTCTTGATATGACGATTCGATAAATGGCTCCAACTTCTCTTGACAGATCTTGTCAAGTATGGAAACAATCGCTGCTTTGTTGCCAGACTTATTAGCAAAAAATTTACTAACAAGAGGTCCAAGATTAAGATAGATTGAGTCGGTGTCAGATGCCACCACATAATCTTCTGCCTCAGTTTGCAAAAGTTTATTTAGGTATCCATTAACTTTGTTTTCAATCCACCTAATCGAGACTTGCCCCGAGAGAGTAATTGCCTCAGCATTTGCCAGATTGTAATATCTGAAGTATTGGTTTCCGATAGCACCATAGGCAGAGTTAAGTTGGATCTTTCTTGCCATCTGGATGTTGTTAAACTTGGAGATATCCTTTTGAAGTGATGAGGTCTCTGCAGGTGTCTTGGCATGTTCCAAGGACTGCTTAGCGGCAAGCATCCTTTTCTTATAAATGGTTCTTTCATCGTAAATCTTCTGCATCATTTCAGGAAGGAATCCATGCACGTCTTTACGATACTGAGCACCGTTAGCGCACACGCAATACTCCCCATCAATATCTAGCGTCTCCTCAAGGATTCTATCAACCGTTGCGCTGGGATGTCTTTGATCAATGAGGGTTTCTGGGGAAATATTGTATTGCATAATAAGATGAGGGTACAGACTATTGAGGTCAAAGCTAACCACCCAATCATACTTTCCAGGAACCGGCTCCTTGACGTATGCTCCTGCGTATTTTTCATCCTTCTTTGCACCTCTACGAGGAGGGACTACTACGTTTCTATCCTTTAGATAGTTATAAATCATCGTGTCCCACATGCGTACTTGACTATACACATCTTCAAGATTCACTTTAGCATCGTATGCCATAGTGACTGCCAACTCAATGAGTTTCATCTTATCTTCCAGTCTATCGATCAACTCAACGTCTTGGATATTGTATTCCATAAACTTCTGCCAATCAGAAGTATAGAAGTCCTTGAAGTTTTCATACTCACTGTGATCAACCTTTCTCTGACCCAACTCAACAAAAGCAATATGATCCAATCGATAAGATTCTTGGTTGGTATAAGTAAACTTCTTATACAGATCCAGGTAGTCTAGGATGTTGATGCCAGAAAGATCATAAGCAATGTGAGTGCGTCCCATGATGTTGATCTCACGCTCATTGGCACGATTCCAAGGTGATAGAGACTTCATCCACTTCTCACCCAGCACACGGTTGACTCGGCGGCAGATATATGGCACGTCATACAGGTTGACATTCCAACCAGTCAACACATCAGGAGTATTCTCTGCCCACCAACTGACAAAGTGATTCAACATCTCCTGCTCAGTCCAGAAGAAGTTAGTCTCAATACCCTTCTCTGCTTCAAACTCACGAGTTGCCCAGCAATAATATTGCTTTGTCACCATATCTTTGATGGTGATAGACAACATCTCTTCAGCCGCTTCTTCTACGTTTGGGAATCCATTCTCGCACTGGACCTCAATGTCCATTGCAAAGATCTTCATCTTATTCATATCGTAATCAACCTCACCAGGAAACTCCTCAGCGATAAATTGATATACAAATCTTTCATAACCACAGACACGAAATCCGTGGACATCTTCATACTTTGCGATGAAGTCTCGTGCTTCTCTAGGAGATTCAAACTTTACTGGTTTTACATTCTCGCCATCCAGAGTTTTGTATTTCTCTTCCTTGTTTGAAGAGACAAACAATGTAGGCGAAAAGTGGGTACGAGATTGGATCTGTTGTCCATTCTCATACCCACGATAAAGGATAGTGTTTCCTGCCAGTTGGATGTTGGTATAGAAACTACTCATGTACTTTTTGATACTCCCCTAGGATCTCCGTGCTCGGATCCACTATAGTAAAAACCGCGTCAGATGTCAAGAAAAGATCACGCTGGTTGGAGTATTGGGGATACTTCTCCAACTGTCCATCAACGATTCTATAGCAACCCTCCACCAAGATGGAAGGTTCCTCATCCAATTCGGTCACTTTGCCAATCAGGTAATCAGTCAGATTCCCGCTCTTCAGTAATAGAATTTTGACCATTTTTTGCTGCTGCCTCTAATAGTGATGCGTATTTGTCTTTAATATCATCATGTGTTTCATATGCACTAATGATCTCATCGTATCTGACAATGATAGTCTGCTCCTTTGCTAAAGGTGCATACATTTCCATGGTAACTTCTGGATTTGTAATTGCATGAATATTGCCATCATCATCTTCTGCTACCATAGGTTGTGAAATGTAAATCACATACGGTTGAATCAATTGATAACCTAGAATTTTTTCAGTTCCTTCCTGTGTAATTTCACGAATGTCACAAATGACATCTTCACCGCTTCTTGTTCTTACGATTCTTAGACTCATAATTTCTCCTTTCGATTTCGTTTACTGCTTGCTTAATGATGTCTTTTAAAATCTTATCTTGGGGAAGATTTTTCTGCTCTGCGATAGGTCTAACATACCGCAGAAGTGCTTCACTATAGGATGCAGGCACTTCAATTGTCAAGAGGTCAGATTCGCCATCATAGTTATTCGGTTTTAAGTTTACATACACATTCATAAGTATACTCCAAACAAAAAGAGACCCCGTGAGGTCTCTTTGGTTGTATACTATGTATCAATAATCATCTAGGTAACTCTGACAAGTATCAGGATTCTTTTTACAGAATGCTCTGACATAAGAGTCGGCATCAACTTCCATAGTGTAATGTGCGTGATTATGTGCCAATCCTATAATAATGAGAAATCCAACCAGCAGACCATTAAACAGAGTCACTGGATGACTCAGCACTTTCAGAAACTTCATCAAGAATATCATATACTTTGAGTTGCTGGTGATCGGGGATGATTCTCTTCAATTCTACCACAAGCATTCCGTTTGTGAAAGTGACTGTGCCGATCTCGACATCATCCGACAAGTTGAAACCTCTAGCGAAGGTGCGAGTGGAAATACCTCTGTGCATGTATTCCTCTTCTCCTCTATTCTTCGCTGCCTTGGACCTGATTAGGAGGACGTTAGATTCTGTAGAGACTTCAATCTCATCCTTCGACCAACCAGCAAGTGCTACTTCAATCCTCCATTTGATATTAGATTCCTGCACCAGATTGTATGGAGGATATGCATTGTTTGCATGTCCCATTCCATAGGAATGTAGTCTATGAAAAACATCATCGAGTCCGACGCTGTATCTTTCTGCAGCATCTACGATGGCACCAAGATCTTTCGTGGTGAACTTACGCAGTCCAGTCATTTGTTATGCTCCTTTGTTAAGCGAGTTTGATTGTGTGAACCCCGAAGGCATTCACTATTATTTAACATTATACACACCTTGTAAGATGTGTGTTATACCGAACCATTATTGTAAAGTTGTCATCACCTACATATAGATAACACCTTAATTCATGGCAAGATGAAAAAACTCATTCCTGTCGTAATGTTATTGTTGACCGCTGGAGCAGCAAATGCTGGCGGACTTGTTACTAAGCACTCTTCTAGTGTGCAACTTACCGTTGATGCTGCACGCACTCAGGCAGCAAGAATTGGTTCTTCGTTTAGTATCTCAGGTAGTGGGGTGGATACTACCGATGGTACGACTGCTAATACTATTTCTGCTGGCACTATTACCTCTGGTGTATACAGTCCTGGCACTATTGCAGCAACTCAGGATACCCCTGGTAATGCATTTAGTTTCAGTCAGTCTTACACACAGGCTGATGCTGTGCCCCAATCAGCACCGACTGTAGGTCAAGTTCCAAACTTCTCCTCAGTTACAAGTTACACAGCTGGCACTGCAGGTGACCTAGCAGGTACTGTCGCGACCACTGGCGCTATCAGTATCACAGCTGGTGGAGCTGGCACTACAGCAACGGGACAATTCGTAGCTGAGATCACTGTCATTGACTGAGGGAGGTCGCGATGACTTTTGGAAAGACGATCTTTTGGTCTGTCCTGTCTGTGGTGGGTGTAAGTGCCATACTTGCTCCTGCCCAGGCGGTCCCCGTGGTCCCAAATTTCACCCAGGGCTCAATGACGAGCCACACGGAGACAACATCGAAGATAACCGAGACCATCAATTCGATGGACTACTCAACTGGTTATCAATATTCCGTAACTGGATCAGGCGTAACAGCAAGTGGTAATCTGTCACCTACGACAGGAAAGAATAATGTAACTATAGATGGAGTGACATCATCATGGACAACCGTAACGGGCAAACCGACATTTACGCAGACAACACCAGGAGCAGCGTTTCAGTTCACAGAAACTCTATCTTCTCCAGGTCTACAAAATCATACAATTATCCAGAGAGAAACGGAAGTTACAAGCGTAACCGACACTACAAGTATATTTCAGCAGTAATCGCTCTCTTCGTAGCAGCACCTGTTAATGCTGAAACGGTTGGAGGTGTTAGTGCAACAGCATCTCCAATTGCGAATAGCTCAGGCTCAGTGACGAACCAAGCTATTCAGGTTTTACAAGGTCCATATATTACTAACACTTATGGTGGTGGTATCCAGTGTCAGGGTCCCACTAGAAACTTTACTCCCTATGTAACAGCAACTGCATCTGCACAGAAACCTTGGGAGCCATATTATGATGACCCCGTATATGATATCACTGATAATTTCGGTGCTACCGATGACGACGGGAATGATATTGGGGATGGAATTTTAGATAATCCAGGAGACATCCTCTTCCATAAGAAAACAAGAACTGGACAGAAAGATAACTACAGTCTAGGTATTGGTTTCTCTATGACGTGGAGCACGCCCACAGATAAAAAACTACAGGAGTTGTGTAAGACAGCAGCAGCATCTAACATCCAGTTGATGCAACAGGCACATGCCAATAAGCGACTCGACTTTGAGATTGCGAGACTAAAAAATTGTGGCGAGCTAATGCAAAAGGGAATTATGTTTAGACCAGGGACAGAGATGGCAAAAGTCTGTGCTGATGTGATGGTTGTAAATAAAAATGCTATTGCACCTCACCATCATCCTATTCTTTCCCCTTCAGTTTCCGAATCGCGTGTGAGCGGATCCGCTGCTGATCTCGGCGCTCCTTTAACGACTCAACGGGCGAAGACTTCCCCCTGATTGCAGCAATCTTTTTAATAACTTTCTTGACCGTTGGTTTGACTGCCTTGAGCACTAAGTCTGCCAACGGTTTTGCTAATAGCGCGGATGTTGTAGCAACAACAGCAATCGATGCTGTAGTCGTGATACTTCCTGCAGTTGGGATCGCTTGAATAATTTGGTCAGGAATTTTAACATCTTCCTTTACTGGGATACATTCTTTCCCTATCAATTTATATTCAACAATCTTTTTAGCACCACCGTCTGTCAGGGTTCCAACAGGTTCTTTAAGTTCTTGTGCTTCTGTAGGACACTTTGGTAGTTTAGGTGTCTTTGTTTCTGTTTTAGGTGTCTTTGTTTCTGGTTTCTCGGGAGATCTTACTGGAGGGACGGGTGCTTCATATTGAAACTCCAATTCATCTTTATCATAATCCAAAGGATTAAATGATGGAAGACCAGCATCACAATATACTTTTACACCCTTGGGATCATCTTCATTGAGGATCCCACTCTTTTCTTTTGATGTATTCTGCTCATGTGCTTCTACACACCCAGGCATGTCCACAATAGGAACACCAACTTCTTGTGTTACTGGAGGAGCAGCAAATACAGCATTGGGATCTGTCGTCCATCTCGGTGGTTGATAGACCCTAATGCTAGGAATATCTAAATCATTAATGCCAATATCATTAATACGAATATCCATTAGTATACATTCCCAGAAAGATAATATGGAGAGGTAAGACCACGGGGCATAATGTTAAAACTTATAGTAACCCTTTCACCATCACCATCAAAAGGTTTCGTACGATGTTCTAACCAACTAGGAAATAAAATCATAGATCCCGCAGGACCACCATAAATCCATTCTTCCCTATTCAACATGCTATCAGATTGTATATAAACTCCAGTCAAACTTTGACTTAAAGGAGTTTTAAAATGTGTTTGGGAGGTATTATCAGTTACATAATACACAGCAGAATACCAAGAATTTGGATGCACATGTGAATCAATTGATTCAAATTTAGTAGATTTATTTGCCCAAGATAAAGATACCCTAAGTCCTTCAGTATATAACGATAATGATTCTTTTAAATCAATAAGACAATCATTTACCCAGTTATAAAAAAATTTATACTCTTCCCTATCTTCCAAATGACAATCATTTGTTTGTTTTGTATGAGGAGTGCCACTACTTGAAAATTTTTCCTTTTCAAATAACTTTAGTAATTTGGCATTTGTCTCTTCATGGTCAGGATTTTCATAACCAACTACAGTAGTTGGAAATATATTTTCAATAAATTTTTTCATAACAAATAATTCAATCAGCAATCATTAAATACTTGACCTACTTGTGATCCTAACTCAGACCCTGCTCTTTGTCCTAGGAGCAATGCCCAACCACCTGCCAACCATCCTATGTAAGGGATGCCAGAGACCGCTGGGACAACGACACCAGCAGCGATGCTACTGCCTGCCATCGCACCTTGTGACCGTGCTCCAGCGTCCGCCGCGATACACTCGGCGCTTACACCTCCTGTCTTTCCCACTTCACCTGTTGCACCTCCCATATTTCTCACACCTTCCATGGTGTATTGGTCGCGACGATACTCAGTGCGCTGCTCGGTTCCTCCGCCAAACATTCCTCTCTTTTCTTTGTCTAAATCAAGAGATCTTTCAGACTCTAATACTTTAGGATCATTTGCTTTATATTCAATGGTATAACCATCCCTACCTGCTTCAATTTTATAAGACGAGTAAGGACCACGAGGAAGATTGATTGTAGGAACTGACGGAGGTTCTGCCTTCCTATCAATCAAATAACCTAGCAGACCCAGATGAGAGATAGCAAATAATGCACCAGCAGTGGTGATAATTATTTTCCATCCAGATGGTTTTCTCCCAGATTCAGTTTCTTCTGGAATGTAATCGTCTTTCTCGTGGTTGAATATACTCATGGTAATACTTTAACCTCTTTTGTAACTGTAACTCTAGGAGGGACGCCAGGGACAGGTCCACCTGTAGCAGTTGGCAATTCAGGAATAGAGGCATCCAAAATATCAGGAACGGCATCTGCAATAGCACCAACAGCACCTTCAACTAGATTGTTGGTGAGCTCGCGGATCATGACATCTTTCTGTACATAGAGATAAGCACTACCAGCGATCATACCTAGAGAGGTAAGACCAGATAGTAGTGCAATAACATTAATTACTTTTTGCATGATTATACCTTAGGTTCGGGAGTTTCTTCCTTCCTCTTGATCTCAGGTGCTTTCTTGGGAGCACCACCAGACTTGGCAGGACTCAATCCGAACGCAGCTAACGATCCAGAAAAGACCGAGGCTATAAAAGTTGGATCGAAATCCAAGATCTTTTGACCGTTGGGAAGTCTAACGTAACTGAAAGTGAGTAGAGAAGCAGACCATATAAGTACAACAACTTTCACCAAATTACCAAGAACTTCACTCTTATCATCATCGTCTGCCTTCTCATCTACGACTTTAGATTTATCTTCAGCCATTTATATGGAGCAAGGCAGCTCTATTTATGATTCTACAACTTGACGTTTCTTTCCAATATTATATTTGGATTCTAAAGTCCACTCACCCTTCTCTTTATATGCGATAACTTTAATCTGACTTAGGGGTGCAACATCAGCAATCTTATCTGCACTAGCAATTTCAATCAGTCCCCAATCAGATAAGAGTTGCACGATTCTATTTCTACGCTGCACATCATTCAAAGAGAGATTTGCTTTTTTACCATCCAATGCAAATAACTCTTTAAAATGCACAATAAAGTATTGCCCCTTCTTATGAAGAATGTGGCATGACTGGTATAGTTTCTTTTCCTTCTTGGATGCAACACCA